GTTAGCAAGGCGTGTCTCCCACTCATTACGTGCTGTGAGCATGGTTACAGTGCTATAGGATTTAGTGCCATTGCTGAAGGTAACACGCTTCTGGAAACGCTTGACGCCCTCGTCAGCAATGAATGCCTCAGGAAAGAAATCAACAGTGCAGATGTTGTTGGAGATTTGCATGGGGTTCCTTGGTTGATGAATTAATTATAGCAGGGTGGGATGCCTGTGGGGCAGGTGATGGTCCGGTTCCTCAGGCGTCCATACAAAAGTCTTCGGTTATGATGCCTTGCATTTCAGCAACCTTAGCAGTTGCCAAGCATTCCATGATACTGTAGGCAAGTTCTCCAGAAACCATGTTCTCATCACAAAAATACCCAATTGTATCTTCAATCAATTCAATCAGTTGATCGTGCTGGTCTTGAGAGATTTGCATGTGAAACGCAGTTGTTTGCTGATTACCTTGTAATTATACTGCCCTTAGGCGGTTTGAAAACGTCTGCTGTGCCACTTCTGATGCTGACACACCCCTTTTATCACTTAACCACTGATAATATAACCTTATTTCTTCCTCCCGTGCCTCAATTTCATGTGGTTGATCCCAATAGTCGTAATTTTCAACAGGTTCTTGTGAATAACACATTTTTCCATATCGAAACCGCAGCGAACCATCTACCCACTGTGCCAGGTGGGTCAGTTCATGAAAAAGAGTTTTTATATACAACTCCTTAGACATGTGTGCCTGAAGTTCAATTAGAAAGTGCCGTGGTCTATACCAACTGCCAATTACAGAACAATATCCAACAACCTTATCACGCTTGAGACCTTTATGAATAATGTCCACATCAATTTTATGACGTGGAAAATACTCATTCAAAAACCAAGAGGTAACATCTTCACAGATGATTTTAGAATAACCGTATCCAGTAGTGTAGATGCTAGACATGTGCTCCAATGTAAAAACCAAATGAAAGATGATACAAATAAAAGTTTTTCTTTTGATGTCATGCTGGTGCTATATTCCATTCATCTGTTGGAACCATTGTTTTGATAACGTGTTCAACATTTTCTATCCCATAAACTACAACTTGTTGAGTTGAAGAGTAACCACCTTTCTTCTCACGTTTCCATGAGATAACCCATCGATCACATGATGTAATCATGATCTTTGCTCTCGTTCGTCAAGTGCTTCGTTGATAATTTGCTTTAACTCTATACGCTCTTCTGGTGTGAAAATTGTGCGAATTTTTACTGGCATAGGAGCATAACTACTTGGTTTCTTTGATTTACCAGGAAGACTCATACCTTGTGTGTCAATTTTGTTCATTGAATCAGGCACCTTGATAGTATGCATTACGATAGAGATAACCACCTGCCCAATCACAGTTTTCTAACACAAACTCACGCTCTTTGATGATTAAGAGGTTGAAACGTACACCTTTTGCTGGTGCTTTATATGATGCTGCCTTGTAAACTTCACCAGTTTTTTTGTCAATGAAGGCGTGAACTGATTCAGTCTCACCATCCACACATTGCATCACTTTATGATACTTACGACCAGAGATTAGTGCATAAGAATAGTTACGACCAGTTGGATGCTGTCTCTGATAATTTTGCTGGAGAGCATCACACAACATCAAAGAATACTTAGTAACATTCAACTGAATGGTGTTGCGTGCATCCTGTTGAGCAACATAATCAGTGAAAGTGGAAGTCATGGTGGTTTGCTTTGTATGAATGTATTATAGAGCATCCTGAGAGGGTTTCAGGATGCCTTGGGGCACTTAGGCAACTGTCCCTTCAGGGATCTCAACCTTTTCAGGTTGCTTATCATCATCAAATTGATTCATCTTTGTGCAAACCCATCTGTTATTAACTGTCCAGATGTAAGCATACTCTTCATTGTTCTCCTTTTCAAGAAAATCAAAGATGCTTTCATCATATCGTGGTTCATTATCTTTGATAGATTCACCACGGGAAGTATAGTATTGGGGACCAGTTTCAGGCAGAGTTTCTTGGTTCCAACCCACATTAGTATGAAGAGAGGAAATGTTACCACCGTCGATTAGATCAGCAACTTTTTCAGGAGTGTTGTAAAACTCATTTAGAACACGTCCATTAAAGGAAGGATAACCATCCCAGTGACAATAGACAGACATAATGCTGTCATCTTTGAGTTGGATACCGATGCGTGAACGAGTGCCCATTTTAAGAGAAAAAATGAATGGTGAGAGGGTGACCAGCGCCTCTGATTGGTTTAGTCTCTTAAAGAGAGGTCGTGATGGGAAGGTCTCCCCTCCACTCATCTAATATACACGAAAAAGGGGGGTTTCATACCCCCCTTGTGCCACTTCTTAAAGTGTCATATCTGAAGAGTAACTGAACTTAATATCACCATCCCACCCACGTTGAGTATGAACAGCAGCAAGTTGGAACCCTAATTGAGGCCATGGTTTCGTAGGTGTAGGCACGTTGTATATCTCTTTTAATGCAAATCCTGCCGATCTCATCTCACGTATTCTACGTTTTGTAGTATAGTGATTAATAGTTGTGAGATACACAATATTGTCAGCGATTTCCATACCATGTGCAAGGAATTTTTGCATCAAACTCCATGGTGGGTTGGTAATAATCCAATCTACTTTATTATTGTAAGTTAGAAAGTCTTTATCCTCTGCAAGTTCACACCACTCGTTATTATCACCAGGAAAGTTATCATAAAATGCACCTGTTCCCCTACTAGGGTCAAGAATGACACCAGTAGGAGCAAAATGATTGATAATCTCCACTGCCAGATATTCTGGCGTCATGACAATATCCTTATCAGGAGTATTTTTAGGTGGACAAAATGCTCTCATTTGTTGAACTTACGGGGGGCAGAAACTACAGTGTAATTAATATCTTTTTTTGTATATCTTACACCAGCAGCAATCAATTTGTCAATGTGAAGTGAACATTGAACACGACGTTGATTCTTACTATCAACCTTTGGATTAAGTTTGAACAATGCACTGCTATCTTGTGCTTGTTCTTGAAGTGTCTGACGTTGAGACTTAGTGCTCAATTGTGCTCCCCTACCAGAAGGAATGCTCTTCACATAGTCAACAAATTTACGTACTTCTTGAATGTCCATCTTACCCCAGAGTGCCTTATCATCGTCTGGAGTGATGAAGAACTCATACTCAGTATGAAATACTTTCTCTTTACCTACCTGAGTATACTGACCAACAATAAGACGATAGTTGGTGTGTGTCATCTTACGGACAACATCTGAACAACAAATAGTATTGCTGCTGGTAGTTTTGATGCTACCGTTGTAATCAACTATAAATTCTTTGGATAAATCAAACTCAGAAGTATATCCGTTTGGTTTCAATGCATCATATTCATCTTTAGATATACCTGTGCGACCACGGATCACAAGATCTTCGTATGCGTTACCGTGTGCTTGGACTTCCATGATAAAGTGCCGTATGGATTTATTATAAAGCATAAAAAAGACCCTATAAGGGTCGGTGTAACAGTTATTAAACTGTCACAATCAGTCTTCATAAACTAAACATTCGGGTTCTGATGGATTGGCATCACAATACAATTCCAATGGTGTTGGATCATGATGATCACCTGCCGCAATTTCTGCTTTATGATGTTCAACATAATCTTCTAGTTCATGCAGTTCACCTTCAATATGCCTCCTTTGTTGAGGAGAAATTGTTGGATTTTCAAGGATTTCTTTGTCCTTTGCAATGTGCGTCTCGATATTTTTCATTGTGTTATTGTCTTTATATCGTTATTTATTTTGTTGTTTTGCTTTTTCTACCAAATAATCAGCAAGAGCTTCCATCCTTTCTGGATGAATTGCACGAATACCTGCCTCTTTTAGGGCAATTTTCATGCTTTTTTCTTCATTTTCAGTCAATTTCTTGCCATTTTTTGGTAAAGTCATAGATTTCTTGTGATGTGTTGATATTCTAACATTAGAATCCAATAGTATCTAGGAATTTAAGATTTTACTTACAATTTCTTATTAATCGGTGAAAAAAGGTCCAAACTTACCACTACTACCATCTTCACGTTCTTGTAACATATCCATGATTTCATCAAATTTTTTAGTTTGTTCCATATCCATTAAAAGTTGTGAAAGTTGTTTGACAACTAGAGGTGTTTCATTCACAGCAGCGGATTTAATTGCAGCACGAATATGTGATTCTGCTTCCAAAAGATTATCTAGTGTTTGTTTAGAGAGTGCCATTTAATAATTACCGGGTGTCCATTCAAATCCACCTTTCTGGCGAATTTGTTCCAAATCCAAATCAGGTTCTTCTAAAAAGGGATTTTTGCGATTAGGATCATTGCGATCATAATCATAATAGTATTTAGATTTACCTTCAAGTTCTTTCACTCTATCGGCATAATATTGCTTAGTCCATCCATCATTCCAAGATGAGTTTGCTTCTATTCTCGCCTTAGTAAGTTCAAGACTCTCATTAACTGGCATTTTTTCACTGGTTGCATTTAAATTAAATGAATAGTCTTGTGATATAACTTTTCGATTGAGATGATCAATATCTAGTTTTTGTAGAAGACGCTTTCCAAGAGAAACTTCTTTTTTATGCTCGCGTATATGATCTTGAATTACATTCTCAATTTTTTTATAAAGATTATCAGAAGTCATCTAATTCATCCATATTAATTTGTGATTCAATTATACTCTCGATTTCTTTAGATGTCAATTCATTCAAATGTTTCCACTTAGGATCATCTTTGTCCCATTCGAGAGTAAATGTTCCATCCTTATTTTGAGCAACTTTTAAACTGTCATTCACTTTTCTTGTTTCCTAATTGTTTTTAATGATTTCATTTCGGTTTTTATCATCTGATATGCATCTTCTGATGTAAGTTTATTTGCCATTTCCATAGCAGTAATAATTTCAACACGAGTTCCGAAATGAGAAAGTGCTTTTTCAAAGTTATCCAAATCTTCGTACACTTCCAGCCTCCTTAGATGTAGTATTTACTTTTAATTCTAATTTAGTTATTTTTTCTTCTAAAACTTTAATTCGATCTTCTAAATCACTTTTAAATAATTTTTTAAATGCTTTTTTAATTATTTTCATCAGTGAGTTCGCTAACTTATTCTTTTGTATATATCGATGTATATTATTCACCAGTTGCATAGTGAATATGCAATTTATGTATTTCTTTTTGAACTTGAAGCATTTCATCTTGCAGGCGAGTGATTTTATCATCATGTGCCCTTAACCAATCATCGTTAAAGTTCTTTTCATAATCTGGTGGTGGAACATATCTGTCTTCTACCCATTCAGGCACAGTATCAGTCTTCCAAGGATAGAGATTATACTCTAACTCAGAAACTATACCCCACAACCAAATACGAATAGAGCGAATCATAATTTACCACTGACAAAACCATCACCTACAACTCTAGTATATTGTTCAAGTGTTCCATCTTGTTCACACTTAAGGTGCCATCGTGTCATAAGAGTTACATTATCTTTAACACCACCAGTAAGCATTTGACGACCTTCTTTAGTCATCGAAGAAAACAAACCATAACGAGTTTCCCAAACATAGAAACACTCATCAATAAGTTCGGCACCTTTTGGTATGATAACTTCCGATTGCGTATCAGTCTGAATCATTGTTTTCTTCCGGTGGTTTTTTATTAAATCCAAATGGACCTACCTTAGTTTCAGACCTTTTCTTCATAACAACACCAGCAAGAGACTCCATAATTTTCAGGATATCTTCTGCTTTTGCACCTTCACCAAGTTCTTTGGCAACATAGAAATACTTATCAAAAAACTCTTGACTATGCTCTTTGTAATCTTCAACTGTAATTGGTTGGTCTTTCATTTTCCACCTGTTTCGTAGTTTAGTTGATCATCTTGTTGCTTTAGAGTAGCACGTCTTACTCTATCATGAAGTTGCTTGAGTGCTTCAGTAACTTCGGGAGTTTCTTCCCACTCCCAAGTTTCACCACCTTTTCCAGTAAATTCTTTTTTAGTCATGGATTTAAAGTTTTGTAGACGGCAGAGATGCTCATGTGTCCATGAATGTATCCTGCAAGGATTATAGCAAAGACAGACAGAAATATCAAGCCCGTTGCGATTAGGTTAGGCAACGGTGAGATCATTAATTGTGTATTTGTTTTTTCTGAGTTTGTATCGTTTGATGTGTGCTTGTCTGTGTTCATTACAATCAAAATGGCAGATTCGATCTTCATTTCCGTCCCTATACTCTAAACGATAAGGGAATGCTTTGAATGGATGCATTTCTTCAGGAGTTAGTTTCTTTTTCTTGGGAGTTTTTGTTGAACTCTTTGCCTTTGCTTTTTTAGTTGTAGTAGTCTTCTTTGCTGCCACAATTACTTGAATCCTTTGCCATTGTTTTTCTGGTCTAAAACTTCAATATGTGATAAAAATAGACCACGATTCCACCATATTTCTTGAACTGTTTGCCAGTTATCTACTACAATGGATTCACCATTTTTACCGATAATTTTGTAGTTGTGTCGATCATATAGACCGTCAGATGTTTCAGTAAAATACTGAGGATCTTCAGGAGAAATTGTTTGTGTCATTTTTACGTGAGTCTTCCATGGCAAGTAAAGTTTCATAAGGAATCCATGCGGGTGGTTCGTTTTTGAATTGAACCTGAACTTCCTTAATAGTTTTTTCTAGAGATTTGGAATAAGTTGTCCTAGTGTTTTTGACGGAGGATAGCGGATTCATCATTTCCTTTCCTCATGCCCGTATTCTATCACATATTTCTTGTGTTGGGTGTTTTTATCGCCATATTCATAGCATTGATAATTTTTCAGAGTTCCACCAAGTTGTTTGGCTACAATTTTTAAAAGTTTTTCTGTATCACTCATTTAACATTACCTGGTGATAAACTTTGAAAGATTTTAGAACAAGAATTAATAGCATAAGGTGCTCCATATACACCAGAGAAGATATATGAAATTCCCAACTTGGAGCAATACTTCTCAAGTTCCTGACATTTTGTTATGTCAGTATTACTATAATCAATGATAATATCACCCTCTTCAAGTAAAGGTAGTAACTCATCAAGTGTGTCTTCTACCTTTACTTCTGGAAGTGTAATCTGAAAAATTCCAGGAATTCTACCAGCACTAGTGTATTGCTTACTATCAGATTTAACTGCTCGAACAAGATACTCTAATGAAGTTACACATCCACTAATATATCCTGCTTCATATTGTCCACAGGCATTCTCATAATTAGTGCTACTGTAACCCCAGACTTCAATACCTTTTTCAATCATACGGCGAGACATACCCTCACCAGTACGACCTAACCCAATCATTCCTACTTTCATAATTACTTGAAAACCTCCACTATTTAAACACAAAATATGTAGTATGTCTCAGGAATGTTTTTGAAAACACACAGAGTTAAACCATCCTTCAATTCCTTCTAATCTCAACTTAGTGTGTTGCGAATGAACTTCTATATTTACAACTTTATATTTTCTACCAATAATACACATATAAGGATAATCATTATTACCCCAGTTAATCTGTTCTTTAGTACATCCCAAATATTCTACCGTATCTCCAGATTTTGGACCAAAATAGGCATGTATTACATTATTCTTCATTAATTTTTGATGATATTATTTTTTCTAATTCATTTACTTTAATAAACTCTTCGTATGCTTTCTCAGATCTTTCAATGAGAATACTAAGTATATCACCAACAATTATGCTATTATCAATAGAATCATCAAGATACTTATCAAGTGCTTCTTTTAAATACCGTTTTCTATGCCACTCAAATGAGTATGGTTTGTAGTCCATAATAGAGGTTTTTATTATGATGATATTATAGCACTATGGGTTTCTAGGGTCAATGCCCAAATCATTAAGATATTCTATCCACCAATCTTGGTCTTTGATAAATCTCCAATTAGGAACTTCTTGACCACGTTCTATAACATAATATTCATAGAGAGCATCATCGATAGTCTGTGCGATCTGTAAATTCTTCTTCATCTTCGTCAACATCTGCATATGCATTATCCACGAAGGGTCCTCGTTTTCGTAAATGTTCTTTTCCGACATAAGAGTTTTCTGAATTTACTGCAGATACCCACACCGCAAGTTTCATTACAATAAAAATTAAAACCAGTGGTGTGAAGCAACCGATTAAAATTACTGGATTCATAATAGTTTATTCTCTTGAAAGTAATGCAATGTATCTTTAAGGCCACCAATATGTTTATATCCAATAGCAACTTGAGGATATTCGGCACCTTCACCGAACTCAGAAACAAATGCTCTCTGGGTAAAATGATTATTTAATTTATATTCTTGTATCTGACTATCAAGTTTTTCCAAAAGCATTCTAGCGCGTTCGCATTCTTGACTTCCGTTTGTATATATTACTATTGAATTCATTAGTTTTCCTATGTTAGTTACAGTGTTCTTTCTAATCTATTAGTCGCTTGATCTGGAAAGTCTCTAGGACGACTATCAGTGGCATTATCAGTCCTAGGTGAACCTTCATTTGCTTTCATTGTATGTTGATAATTTGCTCTTGGATATCTGATACAAAATGGATCAGGCATCCAATAAGTTACCTGCCATTCTTGTTCTGGATTTAACTCAAGGTGCTTCTCTACTGTATGAGAAAAACTACCAAGTTGTATATATCCATCATGACTAATACATCTACCATTACCAATATCAACTAGGAATAGCATTTTACTACTCATAGTATTTGTTGCTCTGGGTTAAGATTTTTCGCAAATTGGATAGGATCCTTTTCTGACTTATGTACCCAATGATAGCGCATCATCTCGAAAATAGGATCCCACATGGTGATACAAACAAAATCAGTCACGTTGCCTCCAATCATCAGGTTTATCTTGCTGAAACCAATTCTTAATATCATCAGCATCAGTGAATCCCGTTTTATGATTGGATGGATCGGGATCTCCTAAACCCATCCTATTCAGAAAATCATCTGTACTGCCCTCTTCAATCTGTTGAGAAGATTGCCTTCTTGCTTGTTGTAACCAATCACGAGCAGTAGTATGACTTTTTGCAAGTTTTTCTGCCCAGATCATGTCATCTAGTTTTACCTCTTCACCATTGGCAATACATTTGCATATGAATTCCAGTCGTAGCCGATATTGAGTGGATAACATAACGTTATGCTTCGTTACTTTTATTTATTTTTTCAATCAATCGTTCTGAAAGTTTTAAAGAACGACGATATATTAGATATTTTACCACAGGATTCCTAGGATTGTTAGTCAACCACCAAATCTGGCGTCTAAAATATACTTTTGCTAACTTTACGGTATAATAAAAAAAAGCAGCAGCACTTTCATCTGTTAAGATGAAGTATGCTACCACTGCAAATATTCCAAAGAATAACATGTATGATGAATTCATTTAAAATTATTATCTCTGCGTTCATCCAAATATTTTACAACTTCTTTTCGCCATTCCATCAACTCATTATAGCACTCTTGATTATGAGCACATGCTCTGAGTTTGCTGTCAGGTTTTAATACACTTTCATAAAAAATGTAGAATGCATCTTTTCTTTTTAATTGTTTGTTTGTCATTTTAGTTTTTTCTTAGATGACTTTTGTTTAGCAGTTTTTATTTGATTGTTAATAAAATCTACAGATTGTTTGTATGTATTCATCACCTTTATTTGGTTACCATTATGTATAACCATGAACTTCTTACCAAAAGGAACCGCAGCCCACATGCCATCTTTAGTGCAATACCCCAAAGGATTGCCAGGATTTGGTTTAAGAATTCCTGGTCTAGGAATAAATGGTTTTAAAAACTTATCCATCAAGTGCTCCTAGAATTAGAATTAATATAAAGAATCCAAGTATACCACCAACAAGAAGTTGTGGTGAGAGGAATGGAATAAAAGAAAATATAGAAACAATCCACTGCCAAAAACTAACAAAGAATGTAGAAACAATCTTCCATACTTCGATAGCAAGAATAACACCACCACCTAAAACTGCAAGTGCAAAAATTCCGCCAGAACTTCCAGATCTTGATGCAGAATATCTTTCAGATTCATCAGAAGAAGAACATGAAACAGGATTACAATTGTTTACACTTTTTGCACCGTACATTGATTTAACTTGTGCAATCGCAGCATCGCGAGTGATACTAGGAGTATCAAATTCAACGTATTCAAGTCTATTATCAACGGTGGTGATATAAGCACCCCAACGATGAGACATGATGGTGTTCCCCTGATTACTTTAATATTATAGCAGAGTGGAGCAGGGTTTCTGCTCATAATGTGACAGTTCTACTTCCGCACTACGGAAATCGCTGGCTCTCCTTGCTGAAACACTGTATCAACCACTGCCTGAACGCTCCTAGCAGTGCTGATACCCACCTTATCAAACACTGGAACACATACCAATCCAAACGTCTTCTCAGCGCCTCCTAGGCGGATCACACGCCCAATGCTCTGGGAAATACCGATATAATCCATATTCCGCATGAATAGAACTGCCTCCAGTCCCTTGACGTTGATGCCTTCAGATAGAATAGAGTGGTGCATCACAACAAAACGAGTGCTATCTGAACCCCACTGATTAAGAGTCTTAAAGAATACCTCACGGGACACTTTCTTGCCATTGATGATAGCACCAGTTTTGCTGGTAATATACATCCAGTTGTAACCACGCTCATACAACTGCTGACAAAAATCAGATTGAGTCACAAGACGCACAATCTGCTTGGTAGAACGTGCTGCAATTAGAATCTTATTGAGTGAGTTGGCATCAATAGTATCAAGCAGGTTCTTCTCATCAGATTGCTTGAAATCACCCTGAGGAAGTTGCTGAACCACAACCTTAGGAGGAAGAATGTAACCTTCCTCAACCAGTTTAGGTGCAGGAATATTACAGATAACCTGTCCATAAACCTCAGGATCATTCATTCCTGGTTTGAAAACAGTCAGAGAATGCTTAGGAGTTGCTGTGAAGAAATAGCAACGATCAGCATCATTACTGAAGAACTCAGTCGCAGGAAAGAAGTTACGTTGAACTGAGTTATGTGCCTCATCAAAGTAAATGCAATTTACCTCAATGTCTGCCTCTTGAATGCGATGTAGGGAGTGATATGTGGTGAAGATGATGACATTCTCACCAGCAGTTCTTGCAGTGTTGTTAAACAGTGCAATCTGCTCTGGTTTGGTGCTACTGAAATACTCAATCTCACCACTATGAACATGCATTACGTGAGTGTGAGTATTATCAATCACCTCAAGAAACTCTTTGCAGAGTTGTTCTGCTAGAAGAATGCGGGGAGCAACAACAACAATAGTAGAACCGTTATCAATATACTTTTGATTCTCAATAATATCATGTATCATACACATGGTCTTGCCACCAC